TATAACTGTAGATTCCTACAAAAATTTTGATTATTCTAAAGAAATTAAGACTATCAATAATTTTAGAAATACTGATATTATTGATTTAAGACCAAGAGTTTCTGAATATACTGTCGCAGAAAATATAAGATCTCCACTAGAATTTGCGGGAAGATCCTTCAGTGGTGCAGGACAATCTATACAGAACATATTAGCTTCTGATGAACAGATAACTGCTGACATTGAGTATTATCAAGGTAGAATTGATAGAGTTTTCTTATCAAAAGATGGAAGGTTTCAGATTGTTTATGGAACTCCTTCTGACGATCCAGTTACTCCTAATCCCATTGATGATGCTATTGAAATTTGCAGTGTAGAGTTGCCACCTTATCTTTATAATGTTGGAGATGCTAAACTTGCATTCAATCAATATAAAAGATTTCGTATGCAAGACATCAAGAAACTTGAGGACAGAATCAAGAGTCTTGAGTTTTATACAACACTTTCACTATTAGAAAAAGAGACAGCAAACTTATTCATTGCTGATAGTAACGGATTAAACAGATTTAAATCAGGTTTCTTTGTTGACAATTTCTCAGGATTTTTGGCACAAGAAGATAGTTTTAATATTAATAACTCGATTGACAGAAAATATAGTGAATTAAGACCAAAACATTATACTAATTCTGTTGATATGATTCTTGGTCCTGTTGTTGATAGGGATCCAAATGCAGATTCTAGTGTTGCTGCTATTGAAGGCAATAATGTTAGAAAATCTGATGATATTTTAACTCTTGATTATGCTGAAGTTGAATACATAAATCAACCGTTTGCAACTAGAACTGAAAGTGTCACTCCTTTCCTAATCAGTTTCTGGAACGGTACAATGGAGTTGACCCCAGCAACAGACAACTGGGTAGATACAAGTCGATTAGAAGCAAAAATTATACAAGCAGAAGGAAACTACGCTGAAACTTTTAATCAATTAGCTTCTAATGGTGAGATTGATCCTCAAACTGGTTTTGGTCCTCTTCTTTGGGATTCTTGGGAAACTAACTGGGGAGGTGTTACAGAAGAAACCACTACCAGAACAAGAACAATTGATGGTGGTCCTGGCACCATTCATCGTCAGGGTCCTGGAGGTAGATCAAGAACTAGTACAGATACAAGAACTGTAACTGACACGGTTATTGAAGAAACATTTGTAACCAGAACTCAATCTGGTATCCAATCTAGAAATGGAACACGTACTGTTGTCACCGAACAATTTGATTTTGAGTCTGTTGGCGATAGAGTTGTCAGTAGAGATCTAATTGCAACTATGAGATCTAGAAACATTGAGTTTGTTTCTAAAAAAATGAAACCCATAACTCGAATGTATGCATTCTTTGATGGAGTGGATGTTACACAATATTGTGTTCCTAAACTTCTTGAGATTTCGATGATTAGTGGAACATTCCAAGTGGGAGAAACCGTAGAAGGTAGAGTCATAAGAACAGGTCTTTCCTCTCCAACTAGTGAAGCGCCTCATATTACATTTAGAGCAGCTCAACTGAATCATAGAGAGGGTGCCTATGATAGTCCAACCAAAACTTTCCGTGACAATCCATATACGAACCGTCCACTTTCTAACGCATACTCTTCAACATCAAATATCTTGAATGTTGATACACTTTCTTTATCCGAACAAGCACAGGGAGAGTACTCTGGATATGTTCAAACTGGAATGGTGTTTGTTGGTAGAACTAGTGGAGCACAAGCAACTTTAACTGATGTAAGACTTATTTCTGATTTATCTGCAACGATTATTGGAAGTCTCTTTATTCCTAACCCAAATAATGTCAATTTCCCTAAATTTGAGACAGGAACTAAGTCATTTACACTCTTGAATGATCCTGATAATAATCAAGATCTTGCAACCACTATTGCTGAAGAAAGTTTTACATCTTCAGGAACTTTAGAGACACTTCAAGAAAATATCCTTTCCATTAGAAATGCTAGGGTAGAACAGAAAAGAGAGTTCCAAGAGAGAAATGTAGAACAATCTCTTGGCACTCAACTTGTCAATTCAAATGTTCTTAGCACTCAAAACAGAACTCAAACAATTGTTACTTGGTATGATCCATTAGCACAATCTTTCTTAGTTGAAGATGAAACTGGATGTTTCTTAACAAGCATTGATGTGTTCTTTAGAACCGTTGATGATATGGATGTACCACTTGTTTTCCAACTAAGATCCATGTTAAATGGTGCTCCAAGCACTAAAGTTCTGCCTGGATCTGAAATTGTTTTGGATCCGTCTGAAATTTCAACTTCATCTGATGGATCTATTGCCACAAATATTCAATTTAAGGCACCTGTGTACGTTGAGGGTGGACAAGAATATGCTATTTGTTTGGCGTCCAACTCAACAAAATATTCAGTCTATATTTCTAGAATTGGTGAAAATGATCTCTTAACTGATGCATTTATTTCCAATCAACCTTATCTTGGATCTTTGTTTAAATCTCAGAACAATACAACATGGGAACCAAGTCAATGGGAAGATCTTAAATTTACTCTTTATAGAGCAGATTTTGTTGAAAGTGGTAGTGTTGAGTTTTACAATCCTGAACTTACAGAGGGAAATTCTCAAATCGCCAAGTTGCTTCCAGATCCCATTTCTATTGCAAGCAAACAAATAAGAGTTGGTCTTGGAACTACAGTTGCTGATGCTGGATATGAAATTGGAAATACATTCTTCCAAGATGGCACAAACGCTACAGGAGACCTTGTAGGCACTGCTGGTTCTGCAACAGGATCACTTAATGTGTCTAATGCTGGTCTTGGTTACACTCCTGCTAGTGGTTCATATACATTCACTGGTGTCAATCTTGTCACTCTTACCGGTAATGGAAGAGGTGCAACCGCAGAAATAAGTATTCTTAATGGAAGTGTTGTTGCCTCTGGTGCCACGATTACGGCAGGAGGATTTGGATATCAAGTAGGAGATGTTCTTGGAATTTCTACCATTGGTATAGCAACTATTGGAAGAGATGCTAAACTTACAGTCACTGGTATTGGTGTTACTAATGAACTTGTACTTAATAACGTACAGGGTAACTTCGTTGTTGGTGGTGGTAAGTCGATGAGATACTTCAATAGTGTTGGAGTTGCTCAGACTTTAAATAATGATCTTCCAGGTGCTCCAGGTGGAGATGTTCAGATCTCATCTATCGTCACTATTAACGATGGTCTGCATATGAATATTAAACATCAAAATCATGGAATGTATTTTACAGAAAACAGTGTTAAACTTTCTGGAGTAAAACCAGACATATTGCCAACCACACTTACGGCAGCATATCCTGCAGACTCTACAGATGGTATTACTGTTGGACTCGGTGCTACTTTCGCTACTTTTGAAAATGTTGGAGTTGGAACCACTAATGTTGGTCTAATCATGATTGAAGATGAAATTATTCAATATACCAACGTTTCTGGTAACACAATTGGAGGAGACATTGTTAGGGGATCTAATCCTAGAACTTACCCTCCAGGAACTCCAGTATTTAAGTATGAATTAAATGGAGTAAGTCTAAATCGTATTAATAAAACACACTCCTTAAGTGATGTAACCGAATCTGATCCGTTTACATTTGATTCATACAAAATAAAAGTAGATACAAGTTCAGAAACTGGAACCGCTAGGAATACAGATGCTGGATACCCTCAACTTCAATTTGGGTCTAGTAAATCTGTTGGTGGAACTAACGTCAGAGCAACTCAGAATATGCCATTTGAGTTGATTACTCCAAATATTCATAATTTGACTGTCCCTGGTACAACTATCACAGGCGAAATAAGAACAACAACATCTAAGAGTTTTAGTGGAACTGAAGTTCCATTCCTGAACGCTGGATTTAGTGATATTGTTATTAATCAAAAAAATTACTTTGATACCCCAAGAATGATTGCATCTAAAATAAATGAAGATGCTAATTTAACAACAGTACCGGGTTCAAAATCAATGAATATGAGATTGTTCCTCAATACGGTTGACACTAGAATATCTCCAGTTATTGACGGACAAAGAGTAAGTGCTGTTCTTACATCTAATAGAGTTAATAATGTTATTACCGATTATGCAACGGACTCTAGAGTAGATAGCGTTGATGAAGATCCCACAGCATTCCAATACATTTCCAAGGAAATTATACTTGAAAATTCAGCATCTTCCCTGAAGATTATACTCTCTGCTCATGTAAATATTGATGCGGATATTAGAGCATTCTTCGCAGTAGGAAAAAATCCTGGAGCAGAACCAACATTCTCACCTTTCCCAGGTTTCTCTAACCTCAATACTAGAGGTCAGATAATTGCACCTCAAAATAATAATGGTCAACCAGACACATTTATAGTAAAATCGAATAGTCTGGTTCATGATGCTGCCTCTGTAGATTATAGAGAGTATACATTCTCTATCGATGATTTACCTTCGTTTAAAACTTATAGGATTAAGTTAAATCTTACATCTACAAATCAATGTTATGTACCAAGAGTCAAGGAACTTAGAGTGATTGCTTTAGCATAATGGAATTTTATGAATTAGATGGAAATAAGGATCTCGCTAGAGATCCTGAAACCAATGCAATTATTAATGTAAATGGTCTTGAGTACAGTCAGTATCTTTCTATTAAGAATGTTAAATCTGAAAGAAATCAAAAAGCACAAACAATGGAACAAGATCTTGCTAATGTAAAAGGTGAACTTGACGAGATAAAATCTTTACTAAAGGAGTTGCTAAATGGATCCAAATGATATTGAGTTAAAAAATTTATCGAAAAGTTTTGCTTATCAACAAATCGCAACTGATATAGATAATTGTAGTGATCGTGATGAACTTAAAAATATTGCAAAATCTTTTGCAAAATTATATTACAAGCAGCAAGAAACAATGTCGGTAATAGGACTTTCAGATGCCATCTAAAAATATTACGTTCGATCCAGATTCGGGTGTTCCATATGGATTAAATCTAACTATTCAAGGTGGTTCAGATTTCAATGCAAATTTAAATATCTTTAGTACCTCCAACGCTGCATTTGATCTAACTGGATATTCTGGATCTGCAGCAATGTCTAAAAGTGTTGCTGTTGGAGCAACACTTGGAATAACAACGTCTTTCACTGTTGGTTTCACTAGTGCTTTTGATGGCAAAATGAAACTCTCACTTGGATCAACATCAACTAGAAGTTTAAATGAAGGCAGATATGTATATGATGTGATAGTCGCTGCAGGAGGAACTTTTTATACTCTTGCTAACGGTAATATATACGTTTATAATCCAGTATCAGCAGCTCCCTAAATACACTTAGGAAACTTGTGGAATAAATGGCGCAACCAGCAAGTAGAACAGATTTAATTAACTATTGTAAGAGGCAACTGGGAGCACCAGTGCTAGAAATTAATGTTGCCGATGAACAAATAGACGACTTGGTAGATGATGCCCTACAACTATTCCATGAGCGTGACTATGACGGAAGCATTCAAACTTTTCTTAAATATAAAATTACTCAGGCAGATATAGACAGAGGAAGAGCAAGAGGAGGAGATAATGTCGCTGGAATCGTAACTACTAGTGCGACTTCTACTATTGATGGGCAGAGTACCACATTTAACTTTGAGGAGAATAGCAACTATTTACAAGTTCCACCACAAGTAATTGGAATTACAAAAGTTTTTAGATTTGATGGAAGTAATACTGTAACAAATAATATGTTCAGTATTAAATATCAAATGTTCTTAAATGACATTTATTATTTTGGATCAACAGAGGTATTGACATATGCAATGACAAAGAGATATCTTGAAGATATGGACTTTGCATTAAACACAGAAAAACAGATAAGATTTAATATGAGACAAGATAGATTGTATCTTGATATTGATTGGGGATCTGTTACTGTTGATGATTACTTAATTATTGACTGTTATAGACTTATAGATCCCGATGATTTTACTAGAGTTTATAACGATTCATTCTTGAAGAGATATCTGACTGCGTTGATTAAAAGACAATGGGGTCAAAATCTTATGAAGTTTCAGGGAGTTAAACTTCCTGGTGGAATAGAGTTAAATGGAAGACAGATATATGATGATGCAGAAAAAGAATTAGATAAGATTAAAGAGCAGATGTCTAATACGTATGAACTGCCACCTTTAGATATGATAGGATAAGGTTATGCTCAATCCATATTTTACACAAGGTACTACTGGTGAGCAAAATCTTGTTCAAGATTTAATTAATGAACAGTTGAGAATGTATGGGGTAGATATTTTTTATCTGCCTAGAAAGTATCTATCAGAGAATACTATAATAAGAGAAGTAGTGCAGTCGAGATTTGACATGGCACTCCCTCTAGAAGCATACATTGATAATTATGATGAATATTCAGGTGCAGGAAATATATTATCCAAATTTGGTGTGCAATCTCAAGATGAAGTTAGATTGATTATCTCAAGAGAAAGATTTGAAAACTATATTACCCCACTAATACAAGATCAATCAAATATAAAACTATCAACTAGACCCAAGGGTGGTGATCTTATTTGGTTTCCTCTTGATGATAGAATTTATGAAATTAAAGATGTAGAGTATGCTAAACCATATTATCAATTACAGAATCTATATGTATATGAACTATATTGTGAACTGTTTAGACTTGAGGATGAAGTTATATCTACTGGTATTGAGGAGATAGATAATAATCTCATTGGAGAGAATTATGATGGTCTAACTGATGATGGTATTAATACCATTCAGGGACCAACTCAAACTCTTACTCTTGTTGGCGCTGCTTCTACTGCAACCGCAACAGCAGCGATATTTGATGGTGGTGTAAGATTCTTTACTGTTACGAACAGAGGTGGTGGTTACAGTAGTATACCTACCGTTGGCGTTTCATCTGCACCTGCGGGAGGAATAACTGCTGTGGGTGTGGCGACCATGATTGGCGGAATAAATGTTTGCAACTTTAATGTCAATCCAGGAGATCAATCTGTTCAGGCAGTAAATGTCGTTAAGTCTGGCGCAGGATACACTGTAGCGCCTTCTGTGACCTTTAGCGGGGGTGGAAAGGGTGGAGTAGGTGCAGCTGCCACAACAACCATAGGTGACGGTGTAGTTGGTATTATAACGGTGACCTCTGGTGGTGGCGGTTACGTAGAAAATCCATCAATTACATTTACAGGCGTATCTACTGTATCTGCGGCGGCAACAGCGATTGTAAGTGCTGCTGGAACTATATCAGCAATTCATATTACTAATGCTGGTCTTGGTTACACAGTTGCTCCCACCATTACGATTGGTTCTGCTGCTGCAGGTGGGTCTGGAACGTTTACATTTAACGAAATAGTTACTGGATCTGTAAGCGGAACTACAGGAAGAGTTAGAACTTGGAACTCCACAACAAATAATCTTGAACTAGGAACTGTAAACGGAGAGTTCTTGATTGGGGAAAATATTGTTGGTTCTACATCCGGTGCTTCATATGAACTTAGAGTAATTGATGTTCAACCTGTTGATGATGGATTTGCAGATAATATTAACATCGAAACAGAGGCAGATTCAATCTTAGACTTCTCAGAACAGAATCCATTTGGTATTCCCTAAATAAAAACACACAATTGTGTAAGGATTTGTAGGACTAAACTATGTTTGAGTATTTTTACAACGAAATTTTGAGGAGGACTATTGTATCGTTTGGTACACTTTTCAATAATATCACTATCAAAAAAAGTGATGGTGATGATAATGTATTCAGTGTTATAAAAGTCCCCCTGGCATATGGTCCTACACAAAAATTTCTTGCAAGACTTGAACAGTCTCCTGACCTGAACAAACCCTTCGCAATCACTTTGCCAAGGATGTCTTTTGAGTTCACTGGTCTCACATATGATCCCTCTAGAAAAGTAACGACAACTCAGACTTTCACTGTCAAAGACCCTGATAGTGCGACGGACGTAAAAAAATCATTCATGCCTGTTCCCTACAACATGGCATTTGAGTTAAGCATCATGTCTAAATTAAATGATGATGCTCTTCAAATTGTAGAACAAATCCTTCCATTTTTCCAACCAGCATATAATGTTACAGTAGAGTTAGTTGAGTCAATTCAAGAAAAAAGAGATATTCCCGTAGTGTTAGAAAATATCACTATGTCCGATGAATATGAGGGTGATTTTACTTCTAGAAGAGTTCTACTTTACACCTTAAGATTTACTGCAAAAACATATCTGTTTGGTCCTGCCACGAAGGTCACAAAAGATATCATCAAAAAAGCAACTGTCAGTTATCTTACCGGTTCAGATCCATCCGGTGCAATCAGAGAGTATTCATATTCAGCAACCCCAAGAGCAATCAAAAATTATACTGGAGATGTTGCAACCACACTCTCAGATGATATTACGGCAAAAGTTACAAATATCGAAGTGGCAGATGCTAGTAGCCTAACTGCAGATTCATATATTGCTATTGGAGAGGAAGAACTCTATATCAAGTCTATCACCGGAAATAAACTGGTTGTAAGACGTGGAGAGGATAAGACAACAGCAACAGCACATGTTAGAGGTGCAGAGGTTGGAAAGATAACTGCTGCTGATAACGCTCTCATCCAAGATGGTGATGACTTTGGATTTGATGGGTCCTTCTGATGACTATGACAAAGAACTTCAATGATCTCAACGAGACCTTTAATACCTCGGATGACATCGTACAACCAGAAGTAATTGAACGCAGAATTGAAAAAGTAAAAGAGGGTGTAGATGATATCAAAAAAGATTATGAATACACCAGAGGCAATCTGTACTCAATTATCGAAAAGGGTCAAGAAGCATTAAACGGAGTTCTTGAACTTGCCCAAGAGAGTGAAATGCCAAGAGCATATGAGGTTGCAGGTCAGTTAATTAAAAACGTAGCTGATGCAACAGATAAGTTACTTGATCTTCAGAAAAAATTAAAAGACGTAGAAGCAGAGGAAAAGATCAAAGGACCATCAACTGTAAATAATGCTTTATTTGTTGGGTCTACAGCGGACCTAGCAAAAATGTTAAAAGATGGACTTAAAGAGGATCCTAAATAAAGTGAAGGGAGAGAAATCCCGAAGTATTAATTACTAATAAAATGTCAAAGGACTTACCCTCATATGAGGACTTTGATGGAGATAAAAATCTACCATCAGTTGAACAGTATATTACAGAAGAGAACGCAGAGGAACTCCCTTCTGTAGAAGACTATATTGAAGTAGAAGAAGAGACACAAACTATAGAAGATGTTGACGGAAATAGTTTTATAGAAGTAAAAGATATTGTTCCACCATTTCCAGAATTAATTCGTCTGATTAATGATGTTAGAGGAGAAATCCCTGACATTCCAGAGATAAAGTATTACGATAAAGAACTTGAGGATCTTGCTGAGCAGATCTCTCAACTTCCTGAGGTAAGATATTACGATAGAGAAGTAGAAGCAATATGTGAACAGATCGATCTGATAAGAGATCATGTTCAAAATCTCCCTGAGGTAAAATATTATGATGAGCAAGTAAACGTAATCGAAGATAGAATTGACTCTCTTCAGATTGATGTAGCAAACTTACCTGAAGTAAAATATTATGATGCAGAGATTGAAGCAATCTGTGAAGCAATTGACAAAGTAAAAGAATCGATTCCCACTTTTCCAAAATGGGTTAATGAGGTAAATGAAGTTCCTGACTTTTCTTGGATTGGAAAAACCTTTAGTGTTATTGATGACGACTTTGTAAAAGTAGGCGATAAAATTGAAGGTTTACGTGGAAAAGTTGAGTATGATCTGGAACAACTATCTGAAGATTTAGAGACAAAACATTTTAATAGCACAGTCAAAATTGATTCTGATATCAAAGATCTTGACAGCAAAGTAAATGTTCGTATTGACGAAGAAAAAGATAAGATCTGGAAAGAAATGAGATCTTCTTCCATGAAGATGTGGGAATATCACAAAGAGTTTAAGGATGATGATCGCAAACTCAAAAAACAAATTCTTGGTGAATATAATCAACTTAAGAATAAGATTAACAAAGAACTCAAAGAAATCAATTATACCAGTGTAAAAACTGATGAGTTACTTCTTAAATATTTTACTGAGTTAAAAGAGGAAATTTCTAGTCTTCCAGAAGTTAAGTATTATGATAATGATATTGATTATGTAAAGTCTGATATCAAGGGTCTCTATAAGATCATTGAGGATATAAAGTCTTCTCAAAAACAACTAAAAGAAGAGCAAGAACTCTTAGCAGAGACAAATGTTCCTCTTGGGATGGATCCCCCAGATACAAAAAATCCAGATCCACTAACTCCTATTGATCAGAACTTTGTCACCTTAGATCAGTTACAACTACACTACAAAAGGTTTGTAGAAAGAGTACAATATCAACTAGGGTCCATCGGTGGCGGTGGTGCTGGATTTATAAAAGATCTTGATGATGTTGATATTTCTGGATTGCAAGATGGTTATATTTTAAAGTGGAATGACTCTTCAAACAAATGGAAAGTTGCTGCCAGTGGTGGAGTTGGAGCTGGCGGAACTTGGGCGACGAGTCCAGTTGGTATTCATACCACAAAAAACGTTGGTATCGCTACAACGGCAAGATCGGATTCTGCTTTATATGTTGAGGGTGATGCGACAATCACAGGCAATCTTAATGTAAGTGGAGATTTAACCTATGATGAAGCAAGTGCTAGAAAT